CGCCCGCGAAGCGCGCGGGCTTCAGGCCGCTGACGGCGGGCGCGGCCGCACCGAGGAAGCCCACGTGCTTCGGGTACCAGGTGCCGGGCACGGGGTTGTGCGAGGCCCGAGGCGAGAAGAACGCCATCGAGACCTTCCGGAAGCGGCCCGCCTTCACCATCTCGGCGAACTGCGGCTCGATCTCGTCGAGCTCGGCGAAGAGACGTCCCGCGCCGGCGTCGAAGTCGAAGCGCTTCACCCAGCCGAAGGCCGGGGCATCGACCTCCGGATGGCCGACGACAACCGGGGCCGGTGCCCCTTCCGCGTCATAGGCGTCGGCGATGGCCCTGAGGTCGGCCGCGGAATAGGTGATCGGCTCGCCGCCCATCGGCCGGAACGTGCCGGGGCGGAAGACTTCGATACGGGCGCGGGTGGGCTCGGTCGGCGGCATCTAGATCGTCCAGGTGATTGGCTGGAGCGACCATGCGACAGCGCGCAAGCGGTTGCGTCCGGACATCGGTCCGGCCGGGCGGTCAGGAGGCGGGGGATGGTCCATCATGCGGCCGGACGGCCCGCCGATCAATCCCCGGATCGCGGTGCGGTGCGGAAATGCCCGTGGGAGCGATCCTAACGGGGGGCTAACGGGCCTTCTCGCTTCCGCACGGCCCGACGGGGCCCGACGCGCCCAACGCGCCTCAGCGGGCCGCTGAACGGCTCCGGGGGGTTTTGCCGTCAGGCGATGTCGAGCCACCGCTGCGCCGCCTCGATGATGTCGGCCTCGTCCTCGGGGCCGATGCCGAGGAACGGCCGGGCCGGGATCGTGATCCGGTGGGCGCCGACCGCGACCTCGGTCGCGACCGAGGTCTTGTTCTTCTTCTTCGCGAAACGCCGGCCGAACGAGCCGTCGGCGAACTGGCGGCGGTAGATCCTTCCCGTGCGGGGCGCCATGTCGATGGTTCCGCCGAACTGATGGATCGCGCCGTAGCGGATCCCTGACGGCACACCGATGCGCACGCCGCCCTCCTCGACCTGGTGGAAGATCGAGCCGGCGAGGCGCCCCCTCTCGCGCAGGATCGCCAGCCCGGACAACCCCCTGCGCTGACGCTTCCGGATCGTGGCGGGCCGGAGCGGCGTCCAGGGCGCGCCGTCGGGGCCGGCCTCGCGCTGGAAGTTGCGCCCGACAGAGGCGACGAGGAGGTTGCCGACCGCCTGGTAGAAGGGCCGCGGGTTGGCCATCCTGGCGAGCAGCTCCTCGAGGTTCCGCCGCGCCTCGGCGTCATCGACCTCGATCCGGATGCTGAAGCCCGTCATCGTTGAAATCTCCCTCTCATGGGCGTATATTGATCGTGTCGGCAGGGTGCGCGGGTGATCCGCCTGGTAGCCCTGCAGAGCGTGACGGCCGGATCACCACGGCCGTCATTTTCGTTTCCAGATCAGCTTGCCGCCGCGGCGCGCATCCAGCGCCGAGAGGCTCGGGGTTCCTTCCCGGTCGGGCGGAAACGCCGTCCGCTCCTCCCACCACCGGCGGCCGATCTCCAGAACGATCATGAGGCCGAGGTCGGGATCAGCCCTGATGTAGCGTCGGTCCAGGATCAGCTCGCCGCGCTTCTCGACGACACCGATCCATATCTCGTCCGGATCCATGAGCGCCTCGGCGAGGAGCGGCAGATAGACATCGCGACCGCGCTTGCCGAGCTTCCACGCGCCAGACCGGTCGCGGAAGTAGAGGTCGGAGATCGGGACCTTCGTGCCGGCCGCATCCTCCCAGAGGACCGCGTCGCCGATCGCCGCGCCGAAGGCACCGAGAAACGCCTCGACATAGTCCTCCGGGGCAAGCCCTTCCGCCATCTTCACGGCGGTGAACGGCCGCGCCTTCGCGACCAGTTGGTCAATCGGCTCGGGCTCGTCGATGCGCACGAGGTGCCGGCCGGCCTCGACCGCGCCGCCCGCCTCGTCGATGAGCGCCGAGGGCACCAGTCCGCGCTCCCAGAGATCGCCCGGCATGTGGTCCCAGCCGAAGCCGATCCCCTCGGGCAGCATCACCGTCTGGCCGCTCGCCTTGTGGGTATAGGGCTTGCGGTTCAGGGGCGGCGCCGTGTCGGGGCCGGACTTCCCGAGCCGCTTCAGCTGCCCGTCCGACAGCGTGCGGATACCGCACGAACAAAGCCAGTCGTTTGGCGGGAAATGCGTGTCCCACCAGGGATCGTCCCACCTCAGCACGAGGCCATCCCACGAGACGTGTTCGGGCCGGGGCTTCAGCGGCACCCGCGTGTCGGCGTGGACGTACTGCCACCAGGGCAGGAGCTTCACCACGTCGGGGTCGCGCATCTGCCTGAGTCGTCCGGCCATGTGGCTGGTGCGGATGTTGGTGTTGAAGATCGTGCGGATGCGCCACTCCCGACCCCCGTTGTAGGACCACCCGTACTTCTCGACGATCCGGTCGAATTCCCCGGCAAAGGCCTCGAAGTCCCGGGTCCGGCCGGCCTCGATGACGGCCGCATGGAAATCCTCGAGCATCGCCGTGTCGATCGCCCCGGCCACGACGAAGAGACGGTCGTGGTCGCCCGCCATCGCGTCCGTCCAGGTCCGTGTCGGCTGCGGCCGCTTCTGGCGGAGGAAGTCGATCTGCTCGCGGAACTCCGGGCCGTCGAAATCGACATCGGCGAAGGACGGGGTGCCGCTTTCGGCGAAGACCGCCTCGCGGCCGGCCCATGCGGCCAGTTCCGCCGCGTCGCCGAGGAGCCGCGCCAGAGCGTGCGGCGTCCAGCGCGCCGCCAGCTCGAGGAGAGCCCGGCCCGCCGCCTCGAAGCTCCCGGCATTCGTGACGGCATCCCGCGCGGCGACGATGCGGCGCGCGAAGTGCCGCTCGGCCGCCGCGGTTGCCTGATCTGTGATCCGTTCGACCGGCCCGTCAGGATCGGCGAAGCAGACGTGCCGGCCTATGTCAGTTTTTTTTTGAGCCCGTGGCCCGCGAACCGGGCCGGATCGGCGGTCGCGAAGGGATCGCCTTCCGGATCCCCGGCCGGATCGGCGCTGGAGACGAACGCCTGGCGCGCCGCGACGAGGGCATCGATCGTCTTGTCGGAGAGCTGGTCGGTCACGTCGAAGCTGACCAGGTACTCCCGCGCGATCGCGTCGTCCTCGAACTTCGCCGCCTGGCGGACGATCGCGGCGATGGTCTTGTCGAGCGCCGCTGCCGCGTCTGCCTTGGTCTTCCGCGTCTCGGCCTCGGCACGCTCGTTCTTCGGGCGCACCCGCCAGACGGAGGGAAGTTCGGCGCCGGGAAGGTTGTACTCGACGATCCAGCGCACCAGCGTCTCGCGGAGCGTGTCGGCCAGAAGATCACCGTCGCTGTCGGCGAGGATGTCGAGCTGCTCCTGGTGGACCTCGCCGAGCGCGCGGTTGCCTCCCGCCTCGCCCACCTGCGTCGTCAGCGTCTCGCCGGTGGTGCAGATCGAGATCTGGCGATCCCAGTAGGCGAGGAACTGCTCGTAGCTCACGCTGCCCGACCGCGACGCCTCGAGAAACTCGACGTCGGTGCCGATCGGCACCGTGATCGCCGACGCGGTGCGCGCCGAGACGAGCGTGTTCAGGAGTTCGCGCTGCGCGTCGGTCAGCATGCCGTAGGGCGTCTTGCCGACGATGGTGGGCCCTGCGAACTTCTCGAGGAAGTGGAGCCAGAAGGTGACGCCCTCCCGCTTGAAGAGGACGGGCCAGAAGAGCCGGGTGCCGAGGCCGAGGCCGTAGGGGTTGTTGCCCTTCACGCCGACGCGGTGAACGATGAACTTCCGCTCGGGGAGTTCGATCCCGTCGCGCATCGACGTCCAGGTCAGCAGGCGCGGCTTCCAGTCCTGGTCGAAGGCGAACCGGCGCTGGTTGTGCGCGACGATCCGGCGCGGCCGGATCCGGGCGCCGTCGCGCTCCCATTCGATCTCCGAGACGGCGAAGCCCTTCAGCGTGGCATCGAGCAGATCCTCGGTGATCCTGTCGAAGGGAAGCTGCTTCAGGATCTCCTCGACGAGATCGGCCGCCTTCTTGTCGGCCGGACGGTCGCCGCCCGGCTCGACCTCCCAGGCGCGGGAGACGACGGCCTTCCTCCGCTTCTGCAGCATCGAGAAGGCGTGGGTGTCGCGCTCGATCTCGTCGTAGATCGCAAGACCCTTGCCCCCGCCCTGCTGGATCAGCGTGTCATCGGCATGCTGCAGGACGCCCGAGAAGTAGGGGATCGTGATGTCGTTCGAGGCGTTCGCGATGAGCGAGCGCGCCTCGGCCGGAAGGTTCTTGCGCGGCGGCTCGGCGTGGGCCAGCACGCCCTTTTCCTTGGACCGTTTCCTGCTCATCGCGTCCCTCCAAGCCGATAGCCGCCGAGCCGGTCATCGGCGGGCGCTGCGGCCGTCATCATCCTTCCGCCCGCGCCGCCGCCGGCATAGATCAGCGTCTGCTGCCAGAGCATGTCGAGGCAGTCCGGGCCGTCGTCGTGATCGCCGTTCGGCCATTGCTGGAGCTGGTCGATCAGCGTGGTGTGGTCGGCCGAAAAGCGGATCAGGCCCGCCTTGACCGGCGGCTGCAGCCGCTCGATCCTGAGGTTCTTGTCCGCAATCGGCACGACGGGCACCGCGGATATCCCCACACCGGCCCTCGCGGCCTCGGTCATCATGGTGGTGCGCAGGAACTCCTGGAACTGGACGCTCTCGACGAACCAGAGCAGGCAGCGATACTCACGCTGCAGCGCGATCGTGTCGGCGATGATGATGTCGGGCAGCCGCTTGCGGATCGAGGCCTCGACCACGTCCATCTTCGCATTGAGGCGGTCGTAGCCCCCGATCAGGATGGCAGAGGGATCGCGGCCCTTCCCGTTCTTGCCGAGCGAGGGGTCGATCGCTCCGAAGAAGATCCAGTCGGCCTGGCGCTGAACCCAGTAGGTCAGGTCGCCGAAGGGATTGCCGTCCGAGATCGGCTGGTTCTGGTACTCGGTCTGGAAGGCATCATGCGATGCGGCGCGCTCGAGCATCAGCCAGAGGAGCGGCTGGACCCCTGGCCAGTTGATCACCGCGCCAGCGTCCATGTCCGGCTTGTGCCGCGCGTAATAGGTGCGGGCAGCCTCCTCGCCATCGTTGCGCCAGACCTCCTCGAAGGTCTCCCACAGGTCCATCCGGTCCGGCCAGTGCATGATCGCCTGGAACTTGGTCACGCGCCAGAGCGGCGACTTGGCGGCGCGGATCAGGACCGCGTCGAAATGCAGGACGGTGCCGACCCAGATCACGTGCATCGAGCCATCCGGCGGGCCGACCTTCAGCGCGGCCCGATAGATCCAGTTCTGGAGCTTCTGGCGCTGCTCGGGGCTCCGCACGGCCTCGTCGTTCTCGATGTCGTCGAAGAACATGAGGTCCGGCCGGTATGGGCCGTGGCGGCGGCCGCGCAGCTTCTGGAGCGCGCCGAGCCCCTCGACGCGGATGTTGGTGCGTGTGACGATCTCGCCCTCGCGCCAGACACGACCCTGGCCGAAGGCCTCGGGGAAGTCGTTCTGCAGGCGGGGATTGGTCGTCAGCTCGGCCTTGATCGCCTCGATGAGGAGCGCGGCCTGGGCGTAGACGTCGCAGACCTCGAGGCAGTAGCGGGTCTTCTTCAGGACGATGCAGTAGAGCGCGAAGCCGAGCGAGAGATGGGTCGATTTCGAAGACCCGCGGGGCGCGATGAAGAGGTCGCGCACACCGGCCTTCGTGGCGAGGATCTCCGGCACGCGCGCGAAGATCGCCTGGTGAAAGAGGCTGTGCTCGCCGCGGACATAGTGTGGCAGGTAGGTCTCCATGAAGAAGCGGAAACCGTCCGGCCCCTCGACGCGCGCCAG